TGGATGATAATCCGTCCTTGTCGGAAGAGATAAAGGACAGATATAGACGAATGTATAAGGGTGTATTCTTTGATAGATTCATCCTTGGCTTATGGGTACTCGCAAGTGGACTTATCTTTAAATACTTCGCAGAGGATAACACCGAATACACAACAAGCGATGAAGAGTGCCACGAACACTCTTATGGCAAGTTGGTAATGGGAATTGACTTTGGCGGTAACGGTTCCATGACAACGTTTTATCTTATGGGATATTACGATGGCTATGTTAACTTTAGAGGACTTGACGAAGACGGCTTACCGCTTGATGAAGAGATAGGCGCGAAAGAGATATGCGACAAGTTTGTTTCGTTCTATCGCCATTGTATTGATACATGGGGTAGAGTTGATTGGATATTCTGCGATAGCGCATCGCCTACGATGATAAACTCACTCATTAGCGCAGCGCGTGAAAGCGGACTTCCTTACAACCACATCACAGGATGCAGAAAGAATGAAGTAAGCGAACGCCCTAAGACAATTGACCTATTGTTTAACACAGGGCGCATGAAGATAAACCGCGACAGATGCAAGGAAACAATCAAGGCTATATCTTCTTTGCGTTGGGATGATAAAAACCCTGAAGTGCCTGAAGATAAAAACATAGGCAATTGCAATGACCGTTGGGATGCATTTAACTACACGTTGTTGGATTTCATAGAGTACATAGACCTTGCAAGGAGATAACATGGGAAAGAAGAAGAGCATAAGCATTGAGGATTTTCTTAAGAAAACGTGCGGAGTAACCGTTAACGCTAACGCACAGAAGATAATCAAAGAGTGTGACGATTGGTATTCAAACAAAGAAACCGACTTCCACAAGAAGGTAAATGTAAACGGTGTTTCCTATACAATCGATTCGCTTAACTTCGCAAAGCGGTGTTGTGAGGACGATGCAAACCTATGTGAACTCGTTGAAGTTAATGCCGGTTACAACGAACAACAGTATGACGAAATCAACGCGATCCTAAAGCGCAACCGATTCGGCAGAATGTATCGTAAGCAATTGGAGAGAGTAAGCGCAGATGGAACAGTAGGCGCGTATATGTCGCTTGTGAACGTCAAAGGCATCGAAGAAGGTGAAACGCCTATCGTCACAAGTGCAGATGCTAAATTAAATTATTGCTATGCAGATGGAATCTTCCCTATCACAATCGAAAACGATGACATTATAGAATGTGCTTTCTACGGACAGAACACCGTTAAGGGAGCCAAAGAGGATGTGTGTGTTGTATTCTTACTTGGTGGCGATGGAAAGTACACGGCAGATTCTTATTACTTTGTAAACGGTGTAGAGGATGCAAACAGACGTACACACTTCACACTAGGAGAAGTAAAGCCGTTCGCAATCATGCGTACCGCCCAGGTTAACAACATCGATGATATGGACGGATACGGATACCCTAAGTTGTACACGGCTATTCCTGTTTTAAAGTGCTTAGACCTTGCTTTCTATATTCTCTTTGGAGACTTAGACAAGGGTGAGAAGCTTGTATTCATCAATGAGTTACTTGCTTGTATCTCAAAGGGCGCAGACGGAAAGAGTTACCTCACTCAGCAACAGAAAGAGTTGTTTGTACTCTTAGGTGAGAAGTTACCCACACAGAATAACATCATCTATGAATACAATCCCGAACTTCGTATCAAGGAAATGACGGAAATATTTGAAACACTTCTTTCAATCCTTTCAATGTCATTCGGCTTTGGTACAAAGAAGTACACATTCGAGAACGGACAAATCAAGACCGCATCAGAGTACATCGGAGAACGCCAAGACTGTATGCAGGAAGTAAACAAGCAGAGGGTTGAAGCAACCGATTACATTGAATCAATCGTTAAGATGATAATGTGGAGCGAAAACAAGTTTAATAACGGTAATTATGACTTAGACAACGCAGAAATCCACATCGACTTTGACGATTCATATGTAGAGGATAAACCTTCACAGATTGAGAGAGAAAGAAACGATGCATTAAGTTTTGACATTCCCGAACTTAAAGTTAAGTATCTCATGGATGCTTATAACTATGACGAAGAAGAAGCTAAGAGGTTGGTATATAGGACAGAAGAAGATAAGTTAAACAAAGATACGAACGATGCCAACATAGGCGAAGAAGAATAAAAAGGAGTGGTGTAAATGCTAAGTGAAAATCAACTTGAGATAATCAGCGAAGCAATTACACCGCTTTTTGATTATTTGGAACATGAAATCATAGCCGACATCGCACGAAGAATCGCAAAGACGTTAACCTATTCACGAACCGCAGAACTTGAAGCAATCAGTTTAAAGAAGCTTGGATTCTCGCCTAACAAGATTCGTGAAAAGGCAATGGAGATATTACGTGCAGATAAGGCATTTCAAAAGGCGGTTGAAGATAACACAATTGAATATAAACGAGAGGTTAAGAAACTAATCGATAAGACCGTTGAAAAGGCTAAAAAGGCAGGGGATGAATTAATCGCAAGTGCAGGGAATATGTCATGGGTTGACGATATGCGCGTGTGGGAAAGTGGCGGTGAAACACTTACCAATGATTCATTCCTTAACACGTTAGTCAAAGCCTTTCAGATGCAATCAACAGGCGAAGTGCTTGACTTGTCGAAGTCAATGGGATTTAAGGCTATAAGCGGTTGGGAATCGATTGAGAATCTATATCGCACCGAACTAAACAAGGCACTTATTAAGGTGACTAGTGGCGCATATAGCCAAAGCCAAGTAGTAAGAGACACAATACACACGTTAGCACAAAGCGGTTTAAGGGGTGTTGATTACGCAAGTGGAAGAAGTGTTCAACTTGATTCAGCCGTAAGATTATCGGTTAGAACGGCTAGTTATCAGTTAGCTGCGCAGATACAGAAACAGAACATTCAAAACACGGATGTCAATTTGGTTTATGTATCGCAACATGAGAACGCAAGAAACGAAGGAACCGGCATTGAGAATCATATGGAGTGGCAAGGCAAGGTTTACTATGTAGAACCTGGTATTGACTACACAGAAGAAGCTAAAAGAATCGGTCAGGATAGTATCGGTGACTTGTACGAAAACACAGGCTATTCACTCGATAATGTTCATGTGTCAAATCCTTTAGGCTTGTATGGATACAATTGTAGGCATAGACTTCACCCTTGGTGGATTGGCGCAAGTCAGAAACCCGAACAGATCGCGCCACGTCCTATCGTTAAGTGGAATGACAGAGAGTTAGACGGATACGCGCAATCACAGGAGATGCGAAGGATGGAAAGAAACATCCGTAACCTAAAGCGTGAACGTGAAGCACTAAGCACACTCAAAGAACCACTTGAACAGATAAACGCACGTATATCGGAACACGAGAATATCTATCGTACATTCTGCTATAAATGCAATCAAAGACCGTTGTGGGATAGGTGTTCTTATGAGTGCGGTACAAGCGATTTAACCAAAACAGAAGCATGGAAACGTTATAGAAGTATTGCAAATTGAGAAAATAGCGTAAAAGTGCTATAATTTAAGTATAGAAATAGGGGAGATTGCAATGGATAGTGAAATCAAGATGCCTGATGCAAAGGCACTTTATAACACAATTAAACATATCCTTGAATCGGATGCCGATTGCGAAGTGAAATTAAAGGCAAACGGTGAAGTTGCAATCTACAAAATCAAAAAGAATAAGGTATCGGTTAACTAATCGGTGTTAACTAAGGCTAAGTGGAGCAGATTAATTTCTGCTCCTTTTTTATTTAGGTCATTGTAACCCTCCTTTCAATAAATTTTTCTTGTTTTCATCAAATCCCCACGCGTGCTAGTGTCGGCATCAGGCTGACGGCAACCAAGGACTAATCACCCTTGGCGGTATGGCGCAATTCCATACAACGCGTTTTCCCAACCGCAGAAAGTGCGGTCAACAAATCATTTAAGGAGAGAAAGAAATGAAGAATATTGAAACAATCTTGTCGGAAGTAGGAATCGAACTTTCTGACGAACAGAAAGCAACCGTTAACAAGTCTGTAAATGAAAATTATAAAACCATTGTCGAGTATGACAAGAAGGTTGAGAAGATTAAAACTCTTGAAGAATCATTACAGACAACACAGGAAACTCTTAAGGCGTTTGATGGTATCGATGCGGATGGCATGAAAAAGCAGATTGAAGAGTTAAACGCAACGTTATCAAAGAAGGACGAAGAGTTTAAGCAGAAACTTCTTGACAGAGACTTTGACGATATTCTCAAGGAATCTATCGCAGAAGCTAAAGGACTTAACGCAACCGCAATTAAATCACTTCTTGATATTGATGCATTAAAAGCATCACAGAATCAGAAAGAAGATATTGCATCTGCTCTTAAATCCTTAAGTGAAGGTGAGGATTCAAAGATGCTCTTTGCACAGGTTGAAACAAAGCCGTTAGGCAATCCCATTGGTGCAATCAGCAAAACAACACGAACCGTTAACAATTTAGATTCGCTCTACGAGGGCAATCCATACTACAAAAAATAAGGAGATTTAAACATGGGCGTTATTTATGGATCACTTAACGTTGACGAGAAGTATTCAAAGATTCTCGAACCCAACCTTTACTACCCTTCTTTCTTCATCGATGGAAAGACATACACATCAAAGTATGAAGATGGACCTGCAGGTGGTATTTTCGTACACAAGTTAGCAACATCAACCGCAACACCTGGCACACCTGGCAGAGACTTCTCTGACGAAGCAACAAGCGATACACTTATCCCTATCGTGCTTAACAACAATTATCAGAAGTCAAAGAAGATTTACGGTGTTCAGGCTGCAGCCGTTGACATCGCTTTGGCTAACGAACAGTTATCAATCGCAACACAGGAAGTTGCAGAAGGTATGCAGTTATCAGGTCTTGCTTGTCTTGTATCTGAAAAAGGCGCAACCGCTTCTACAACATCAGCACTTACAACCGCAAACATCAAGAAGGTTGTTTTGGCAGACCGTAAGGTTATCGTTTCTAACAAGGGAAGAGCAAATGTTCTTGCAATGTCTCCTGCATCTTTCGCTACACTCCTTGAGACAGTTGGTTCAGAGTTTACACCCGTTGCAAACGAATTTGCAAACGCTAACGGTCAGATGGGTAAGTGGTTAGGCTTTGACGTTTACGAAGTTCCTGCACTTGCTGAAACAAACGGTGTTTACTACAACAGTGCCGGTTCTAAAGTAACCGCATCATTCGGATCAGTTGATTACATCATGTACAACCATGAAGCCGTTTCAATCATCCCTAACTTCGATGTTGCAAGAATCGTTGATTCTGAAAACTTCAACGGAGCAAAGGCACAGGTTGAACTTAACGTTGGTTTCAAGGTTACATCCGAGAAGCAGGTTCTTGTTAAGACACACTCATAAGAAACAAACGAAGGGAGTTATATATGTCAATTGTAAATTGGGAGTATTATAACTCCCTTCATACTAAGGTAAACAGTACAGATTTTGTACGCTATGAAGCATTAGCAGAAAAGGAAGTAAGGGAAGTTATCGGAGTTATCCGCTTTAGTGCCATTACAGAAGATACATTCGGCTATGACGTTTTAAAGGATTGCATTTGTAATGTAATCGATAAAATGGTTGACGATGCCGATAGTGGACGCGGTAAAGGCTTACAAAGCGTATCAAACGATGGCTACTCGGAAACCTATGCGATAACTGATTCCGCAGACTTAAGAAACGATATGGCATCATCCATTAAAGGGTGGTTGTCAGGTACAGGATTGGTAGGTGCGTACTAATGTTATTCACAGACGTTGCAACAATCTATAACCATTACACAACCTTTTCCACGGCATCCACAGAAACGGAAGTTGAAAAGTGGAAAAGAACCGTGCTTAAGGGGGTGCAATGGAGTCACAACAAAGTACAAACAAGTGTTAATGGCGAAATCCTAACGCAAAACAAAGTTGAATCCATTACCTTCGATTTTGGTAAGGACTACGGTAACGATACTTATATCGATTCGATAGGGTTTAAGTCATTAGCAGATAAAGCCGGTTATTGGACTTTAAACAATAAAGATGGCTTAGATGTAATTGTACTTGGTGAATGTGACAAAGAAATCGGTTCAGACTACGAGTTAAGCGACTTGGCAAACGATAACCAATACTTAGGAACTATCGCGGAAGTAAGTGACAACCGAAACCGCACGTTTCTAAAGAACATTAAGGTAATTGCAAAATGAAGTTTGATTATACGGTTCACTTTAATGTGGACGATTGCATTAAGCAATTGGGATTTCCAAAAGTGCAACCGTTCTTAACAAATTCCATATTGATGCAATCCGAACCATATATGCCGTTTGACACAGGTGCCTTGGTTAATTCAGGACACATCGAGAATGAAACGGACGTGGTTTGGAAAACACCTTACGCAAGGCGTTGGTATTACGCCAACGAGGGCGGTGGTTTAGACCAAGGTGTTAACTTCCAAGGCGCACCAATCAGGGGTGCTTATTGGGTTGACAGGATGCTTAACAACGGCGGTATGAAGAAGATTGAGGACGGAGTAAGGAGCCTAATTGGATGACAACATCAGATGCTATTATTGCATGGCTTAAGACATTTAGCCTTAACAATAATTCCAAAATCAAACAAATGCAAACAGACCGTCAGAGTGACGATGTTGCAACATACGCGCTTACTAAAGAACCGATTGATAATGTCAAGAGATACGTTAGCGGTAAAGAAGAGCATGAACAGTATTACAATTTCACGGCAAGACTTACGTTTCAGACCGAAACAAGCAGACGTGATAACGGTAATTTCTTAGAAGCTCTCGAAGAATGGGTTAACGCCCAAAATAAAGCCGATAACAGACCGAATATAAGCGGTTGTGATGTAAGCAATATAAAAGTTGCATCCTCGTTTTATGTCGGTGCTACGGCACAAAATTCGGCGGTTTACTCGTTAACTTTAGCAATTAAGTTTTCAAGACAAGGAGAATAAAACATGTCAGAAATGAGAGAGAAGCTGGCGCACTATTTAAATATCGGTTCAGCGACTACACCTAGTTATGTTCTCTTGGGCGATGGTATTACATCATTAACCGAAGAATTTAACCCTGAAACCGACACTAAACAGTACATCAACCAGGCGAACGGCACAACCGTTGTTAAGTCTTATACACCTACTATTTCAATTGAAAAAGAATATATCAAAGACGAAGATTTGCAGACTTGGATGAATGAGAAGATTAAAGACCTTCCCACAGGTTCAAGTGCTGAATCCGATTACATCAGACTTAACTTGTTTGATACAACATCAACATCAGGCGTTTACAATGCCGTTAAGCGTAAATGTACATATCAGTTTGACTCAATCGGTGGTGATGCCGGTTCGGAACTTATGAACAACATGACACTTGGCGGTGTCGGTGATGGTATTAAGGGAACATTCAATGTTTCCACAAAGACCTTCACACCCGATTAAGGTGTTAATTTAATTAACATAGGCGGTTTGGGTGCTAACCTTTCCAAGTATCTGAACCGCTAAGGAAAGGATGTTAAATGGAACAGATAAGAATAAGACGTGGCATCGAAGTAGGTGTCAACGATAAAGGCGATTCTATATTTATCGATATGGAATCAATGAACTTCATTCAGAGGTATCAGGCACTTGTTGAAAGAGTGCAGAACATTTCAAACTCAATCGATACAACAAAGGAACTTTCAGAAAACGAAGGAATTAACCTTGTTGTTGAGAAAATGAAAGACATCTTAGAAGGACTTGACGATTTGTTTGGAGAAAACGCAAGTAACAAGGTGTTTGGTGAAGGTATCATTCCCACACCTATGGCGGTTATAGACTTCTTCGACCAAATCAGTCCTATCGTTAAAAAGTATTCCGATGAACGCGAAAAGAAAATCATGGAAAAGTATGTTGCTAGAAAAGGCGGTCATAACAAGAAGGGAACCAAGTAAATGTTTAACATTCTATTGGATGAATACCCAACAGAGTGGAACGGATACAAGGTTAACACCGATTTTCGAGTAGGCATACAGATATTTCAAGCATCGGAAGATAAAGAACTAAACGATTATGAAAAATTGCAAGTCTATGTGATGCTTTTATTCAAAGATAAGCATCCAAATGACTTGCAGACTTGTGCAGAGTGCGTGGATTGGTTCTTAAATTCGTGGTGTCATGACAAGAACCCTAAATCATCAGGCATGGCGGTAATGAACTTCGATGTAGACCAAGGGCGCATTTACTCGGCTTTCTTAAGCCAATATAACATTGATTTAAACTATGAAGATATGCACTTTTGGAAATTCATGTATCTACTTACCAATTTGGAAGAGTGTTCTTTCACAAGGGTAATCGATATAAGAACCAAAAAGATTGATGCAAAAGCTTCTAAGGAAGAAAAGGAATACTACAAGAGAGCCAAGAAGATATATTCACTCGATGTGGAAGTAGAAAAGAGTGAAGAGGATAAGTTAGCAGAAGAAGAAGCCGTTAACGAGTTTTTGAAAGCACTAAATAGGAGTAAGTAATGGCATACGATGCAGAGGTAAGAGTTAACACAGAAGTCAACCTTGACGAGTTTAAAAAGTTAAATAACGAAGTTGATCGCCTTGAAAAGAAGTTTGAAACACTTAAGCAGCGCGGTGATATTAACGAAGAATTAGGCGTTAAGGCTACATCTAAGCAGATGCGTAGATTAGACATTGACACAGAGAACACTTACAACGCATTAACAAAAGCGCGTGTTGCTTTGGCACAGTTTAAGTCACAACACGGCTTAGAGAATGTATCGTACCAGGATTACGTTAAACAGTTAAAGGA